TGTAAAAGTATCTTGTGATTGTATCTGAAATCTCACATTAGAGAATCTATCTAAACACGTCTCACAGAGACTCGGATAGTCAGCACACAGCGCCATAATGCGTTTGTGATGCTTAATAGGAACACGAAAAAGACAATTATCTTTAACGTGCACAGGAGAATTCACTCCCTCTTGGGTATCTTCTAGCGAGTACCCTCTGCTTTGGCTGCCCTCATTGGCAGCGTGGCTATTGGTGTTGGCAATTTGGTTTACAATATAAAGGCTAATTAGACCATATATAAGGGGATGAGTTTTATGACTTCCCAGGTCAGTGCCCCAATTAAGGGGCTATTTGTGAAAATGAAAATAAAAATAAAATATATATAATATACAATTATAAATATTAATTATGCATTATGTAAACGCATCAAGGGAATACCTTTTGAAGATTCCCAAAATTTTTCACGAAGAGATTCCCATGAGGGAAACGTTGAATCTTCAACATAACAATCCAATTCATTTTCAGTGACCACTTCTTTAAGAAGAGCAGTCATTTCTTCAAACTTATCTTTGCCATAGTAAAAACATTCTCTTACTGCGGTTCCAATAGTTTGGATAGCTTGAAATCTAGGTGAAACACTCTTAGACATGACATTTACAGTTAACATTTTAATTATAGAATCCCATTCTAAAGGACATAAATAAGCTCCCACATCAGCATCCCATTTCCACTCGCGTTTCAAAAAAGAAACTTTACTAATGGGTATAAAGGGTACTGATTGGGCTTCTTTATCTGCCATAGTGTACACTATACCTATTTTGCCTAATTCGGCTTGAATAGCTGTGTGGTTAAACCAAGATGTCTTTGGAGACACACCCATAGCATTATCATCGCCATAAGTGATTAAATGTACAAAACGTTTAAAATCAAAAACTGATACATTATGCTCTTCTCCTAAGATATCAAAAACATATCTCATATACAAACAATTAACTAAACCATTAATAATAACTGTAAGTGGATGTCCAGAAGGATTACCACCAAGAAATTTGATAAGGTCTCCATTAAAGTCAATAAGAGGACTAGCAGTATCTTCAGCAATCCCACGCAAAACACGGAGGTCTTCTTCAGAATAATTACCGGATGCTTTGGCTATAGCAAATAAAATTTTAAATGCTGCTAAAATAACATCCATAGGCATCCGCTTATCAAATGCTTTATAATCTCCAGCCACTAAATTGAGATCTGAGAAGAAAGTTAGGTATTCCCTAATTTGTTCCCACTCAGTACTCTGAGCGACTGTACCAGGTGCAGATTCAAATACAAAACGTTTATTTTGAATTAATCTCACCATAGAAAGATAATATTTCCTAACCACATGTGACCAATCGGCTGGCGAACCAGAGAAAACTCTAGTACCGCCAGACGCGATTTTCTTGAATGTTTTTGCCTCATCTTTTAAATTACCACAAAATATTGGAGCAGCTAAAAAGCCAGCTTCATATTGTTCTATGATTTTAATAGACCGAGACTTAATTTCATCATTAAATTCAACTGGTGCATCAAATCCCCGTTCTGGGGGCAATGTGTTAAGGAAATGTTTCTTAGATTTCTTCCAAGGAACACCAGCGCTAGTATTGTGGTTAATTTTATCCACATATGCTACGCCTGCACAGCCATTAACTGCAGTAAAGTCATCATATACTTTAACATCCTTCAAATCAGTCTTAGAAAGACTACTAAGGATTTCTGTAGTAAATGCTTGAACGCATTTTTCCAACCTAACTGTGTCTAAACCAGTGACAGGAGCAGCCATATCTACGGCTGCAATACGCCATGGTTTATAACCTCGCATAAGAGGAGGACCGTGTTTTATCTCAAAACCTCGATCTACCAAACTTTGCGCTATTACAGATTTTTGAACATGCGACTTAGGATTAGGTTTGAACCCAGAATAGGATCCATAAACCTCTGCTATGCCATCTTCAATAAATCTCATGACACATTTAGGATGCAATTCTATTAAACCTCGTTTAGCACTTGGAGCACTAAGCATAGGCTCATGTGATTGCATTTGAAACTCCTCAAATGTACTTATATTGCGTGCAACAATATCTTGCGTTATTGCAACACATAAAGCAACATTTGAATCTGGTCTACCTAATAAGTGAATACCACTAATAACTGGTCCATAACCAGTTTCCATTATAAGTACACTTCCACAGTCACCTATAACACATTGTGTCGAGGAATATCCTAGATACATATCACGTGTTATTCCATCAGGACAAGGATAAACTGTGTGTAAACAGTGGGCCATATCATTAGTCACAACTGCTCCTTCCTTGTTCCTACCTAAGTAGAAACCATCTTGAGATTGTGTAAGAATTGACTTAGCCATATATTGTCTAATGTCTCTTTTGGATGGTAATTTGTTTATCTGAATAAAAGCTAAATCATATTTAGGATCACGACGAATTTCGCTTTGATGAACAGCAAATTTAGGTAAATTGGTAGATATACCCACTCCTATCTGGGAGTTAATAACTTCCAATTCAAAATCCATATCGCTAGGTAAACCGTGATCATTACACATATAAATGTGTCCTACAACACATATACCTCGCGTGAATTTAGTAGCTAATCTACCACCAACCACACGAGTGGATTTAAAAAGTACTGTATTTTTTCCAAGTAAATCGGAAACGAAATCTCTACTCATTCCTTGCAAACCTATGGATTTAGATCCCACATCAAATTTAGATAATGGAACTACACTATTGTACCATACATTAACCCGCTCATTTTCAGCAGGTTCAGGTGCGGAACCTCGATCAGTATAAGATACAACAATAGGTTCAGAGGTAGAATTTAGAGGTTCATCATAAGCAACATCTTCAGATTCTTCCACAAATGGCTTAGGACCATTGCAAGGAATCAATTTGGTTAATCGCTTACATAATACATCATCTTCTTTATTCAATTTCTCCAGTTTTTGTTCTGTTTTCTCTATCTCCTTTCCCTTCTTAATCAAATCTTTTACGACTTTCTTAACTGGGTCAGGCTTAAAATAAGAATACATATGATAGGCTCCCAATATGGAAGCCAAAACCAAGATCAATTTGGATAACAATTTTGTTTTAGGTGTAGTATTTATCCTATGACCTAAATAACAAAATATGGTTGATGCATTACTCGTTGTAACATAAAATGCTGACAAAGACAATAAGTGTATAATTCTAGTTTTATCAAGAACATATCTCCAAGTTGTTGAATATGCATATTTAAAGAAAAAATACATAACAACATTGTTGAAATATTTATACACTAATGTGCAAAATGTAAGACATAAAGATAGCCAAAAACAATCATATATATCTACAGACTGCATTTCTAAATTGCACACACATGCTAATTTAGCACGATAGCAAGTTAAACAGATTTCGACCTCTTGAGAGACATTGTTACTACTCATAACCTTATCCTGTTGTTTATCATGGGCGACTGCCTCTTTGGACATCCACGCCAGAAAATCATTAATATCATCGAATGTGTGTACTATTTGTAGTGTACCACGTTGTCCCTCACGTTCACTGCTTTGAGGCACTACGCGAAAAATTTCAAAGATCCAGAAATTGTTATAAGTTCCGTCTTCCTGAATAGGAACTGCAGAACCATCTAACATACACGCATCTTTAGTGTATTCGGGTTTAGGCTTAACGTCTATAACCCAAGGCATGCGTCTAGATATAGCTAAAGGACAAGAAAAATATGCATGAACATTTAAATCCGAAGTGTTAGTTGTGGCTATAAGAAGCTTAGGAATAGCAGGGGTTTTACCCTTATCTTCCAAAGCAGCTTGCTCTGGTGTGAAAGCTACATTATTATTCAATAAAATAACTTCAGCCAATGAAGGATCAATACCTTGACAAGCTTTAGGAGCAATCATAGCTACATCATCCAAAACAATACACCACTTCTCTGTGGAAAAATTCGACCAATGTTTTTCATGGGCCAAACGTGTGTATTTGAATTCTGGAGCTGTATTCAGTCCAAAAACTTTTCCAAAGTGTACAAAAATAGTATGTATAATACTACTTTTTCCTACACTAGAACCGCCATAAACTAATACAGAAAATGGTGCTTTTCTATCTTTCGCAGCTGCTGTTCTATTAATAAACATACAGCGGACATTTTCCAAATCTTGTAAATTCTTACTCACAGTAGATTTTTCGAAAGTAGTCATAGTAGAAGAAAAGTTCTTAATATATTTGCCTATTTCAATGGCTTTATTTACATCATTAAGGTAAGAATGAACTTCTATACCGTGTAATTCTGGATTAGTTAAGTATTGAGATTGTCTAATAAGTTTAGCACTTTCATCATACCAAACTTGAAATTTGGCTTCAGATACAAAAATTCCATGTATTGATTTAGTAACCATATACTGTTGTGCCTTCTCGGCAATAAACAATAATGTATCTAAAGAAGTGAAAACAAAATCAACACCCATATGGTGTTTCTTTCTAATAGCCTCAGCTTCTAATTCTTCAAATCTAAGACTTTCAAATGAAATTCCTAATTTTTCAAAAAGAGATAAACTAAGCCCATACAGAATGAAACGATAAACTTTCTTATAGATGGGAGAATTTTTAACTAAAGTGTAATTGTTTAGACAATCACGCAAGATATGAAGACAACCTTCATCTTCAGATTGCACTTCATCTCCATAGAGATCAGAAAATAGGTGAACGGCAAATTGTGTGATAGCTGACGACACAACTATACCAGTAAATGATTTTTCATATATAACTGATATATAATTCATCCAAACTATTGATTTTTCTTTAAAAGTTTCTGCCTTGCTCATAAAATGAACAGTTAAAGCATAAGCTTCAAAGATCTTAAATAAAGGATCTAATTCGCCTACACGAGTTACCAAATGTTGGTAAAACCTGTATTCGGGTCGTTCAATACGTTCACAACCCTCACCACCAGGGAAACAACCAATTCGATCTAAACTCTCCCTAGGATTAATGTAATCTCTTAAAACATCAGACCATTGGTCTTGAGATTGAATTTCAAAGAGTTCTTCACTCTGGAGTTGCAAAAGCAACTCATTCCTCCAACGAGCTTGGGAGGCTTCTCGAGCTGCATCAATTTCTGATACAGCTTGTAACTCTAAGACATGTAAGGCTGGATAAAGCATACAATCACAGGATCTTAAGCCTGTGGTATATATGTGACAACTAGGTCTACTAACCTGCGATAGGTAAGTAGACCCAGCTGGAGGGGGAATAGAAGTATAAATTGTGCGCTTCGAAGAAGGGCAACATTTCGATACTTGATACATTTGGGCAGCGTTAAACGGCGCGCGCCTGACTTTATTCGAACTCTTGATAATTGTAGCCATATTAGGTCTTTCGGGGGGGGGGGGGTGGTAGCCTCGGGCTCCTGAGGGGTAAGTAACAGATCCCGCTGTCGTCATATTTTTAACTAGTGGTGACGGACCCACTATTCTAATGCTTCAAATCAAAGGACTTTCAATAGGTCCAGAAGTTTTGGAATTGTTTGATTATGTACACGAATGTACAACACAATAAAGAGTAACCAAACTCAACAACGCTTCATTTATCTATACTAAAGTAGTATGGCAATGAGATCCACATTAAAACTAAGGTAACTCCAACGGGAGTATATCAAGGTGAGACACTATAATGGTGTCAATCACATATTTTTATTAAGACGTGAGAAATGCATAATAATAAACAGAAACCAAATCAATGGTTTGTGAATATTAACATGAATAATCTCTCGAATATTTTAAAAGTTTTAATACATAAATAGCAAAGGAAGGAGGACGTAAAAGCCTCCAACCCGAAGGTGTTAATGCTAGTTGGTTAAAGTGTAGTTTAAAGACATCACGGTCTGGGTAAAATGGATTCGTATCGTGAATGATTCGTCTTTTTTAAAGTGGTTATTAAGATCCACACAAAAATGGGAGTGTGACTCCCTACTAAATCTGACTAAGGTTCTATCAACAAAATATAGAACGTTATAAATTTGTAATTGCAACAATGGGTTGCATATTATGGTTAACTTAAAGAATTAACCAAAATATGCAGAGCCTGTATAAACAATCCTGATAAAATAAAATAACGTTTATCTAAGTATAAAATAAAAGTTAGTGTTAATTCTTTAAGACAGAAATTAATATAAATATTAAATTCTGTAAAACAGATTTATGCGAGCATTACTCGCTAGAAGACAAGGAGGGTATGACCCTCAATACGTTTAAGAAAATACAGTCGGAAGACTATAAATTATATGTGCATGGTTAGGTTTTATGAACCTAACCATACA